ACCCGTCCATGCACCAATGTCAGCGTTTGATCCTGAGAGACCGAGCGTTCCAGAATGGACCTTGGTATAACCAACGTTAACTAGATCGTACATACCACCAGATGCGAGAGATCCTGATTGGATACCACGACCCGTTGGGTTGTTATAGATTGACTGACCACGCTGATACGTTTCAAACGTTGAAGTGTTGCTTAAGCCTGCGCCTGCTTCACCACCCACGTTGGATCCATACGTGTAATCAAGATAAAAGATTAGGCCTGAAGGTAAGGACATTGGTTGAATCGAGACAAGCTCGTTCGCAACAAGTCCACCGAATACCCTACGAACAATCGGGAATGCAATGTTCGAGAAACCTTGAACCTGGCCAGATGATCCCATTGCACCACCACCGGTTGATAGAGAGTTTGATTCTCTAAGGACCTGAGCTGCCTGGTTTTCCAAGAGCTGGGCCATCATTTCACGCTTGTTACCATCAAGTTGACGGAGCAAACCAGTGCGGCTCCACTTTTCGATTAGTCTTGCGCGTTCAGCTCCGACATGTCTTTCTTTGATGCCTGCTGAGAGTTGATCTATTGTAAAAAATTTCATATTTATTTCCTTTGGTCTTTTTGAATCAGAACCTAATCACTGCTTATTGATACCTGCGAGTCTTGCCCAGCGATCCGCTTCGTAACCCTCATTGATTGCTTGCGTAGAGGCTGGACGAGTTGTCCTTGATGAAGATCCAAGAACCTTGCGATCCCTGTTCTCATTTACAGACTTTGACGTGCCGCCGAGAGCCTTATTAAGACTTTCGTAGACTAGCTTTGCTTCCCTTACGGTTGTTGCTGAATCAAGTTGCTCGATCACTTGTGCCTTAGCACGAGAGGTGAGTGACTCATTCTGCAAAAGCTTGTTGGTAAACATTAGCTTCGCGTTGATCAGATTCGTTTCTGCCAACTTATTGCGGAGTGCATTTTCGGTCGCCGCTGACCTTGAAGATCCACCATTCTGGTTAGATCGATTTGACTTCTTGGCTGATTCAGCCACTAGTCTATTAAGTTTGTTTGCACGAGCAAGCGATTCATTGAAACGCTTTGAAACCTGTGCATATTCTTTCTTAAGAGCTTCAATTTTTAGTTTGCTATTTGATTTTGATGCCTCTAATTTGATTGACTTGGCACGTGACTTGGCACGTTCCTGAAGTTTCTTCTCAAAAGACAATCTGCGTGATACTGATTCAGCATAAGGCATGTTCTGCTTTGAGGTCTCATGACCATTAGAAACATCGGTTCCGAAGTCTTGACCCGAGCGTCGATTACCAACTTCGTCCATATCAGCTTCGTCCATCTCTTCAGCATCAGACTCATCCATCTGATCAGCTTCATCCATATCTTCATCGTCAGCCTCACCTAGTGGGCGAGCCGCTTTAGCTGGTGACAAATGCGGCATGTCTACGTCGAATGGGCTACCTTCATCGCTACCACCACCAAAATCATCTAGTTCTTTGCCACTAGGTGCATGACCTGCAGTAGAAGGTACAGCTTCTTCACGAAGCTTCTTAATCCGGAAAATCTCCCGGCGTAGCATGTTTTCATCGATTTCGACGATTGTGTCGTCGCTTAGCCTGAGATTCTCACCCATATCTTCTTCTCCTTGTTCTGAACCGCCCATATCTAAATCGCCTAAGTCCATATCACTACCAAACTCATCGTCAGTATCTTCATCTGATTCTTCAGAATCAACATCATCTGAGCTGTCAACGTCAAGATCATCTTCTTCACCGGTGATGAGATCAACACCAACTGAATCTAGATCAACGTCGTCAGGAAGTCCTGTCAACTTTAGAGTAACATCTGCTTCGTTCATTGTTTTTTTATTGTGCTTTTTGGACATTGTTAACCCCTGGAGTTTATTAAGTTCCTTGAAGTAGGATTCTAGTTTGGTTTCGTATAAGTTTTTCTTAGCAGAATCAACAATTGACCCTTGCAAGTAGTCATACATATCTTCAACACGTGAAATCATCTGAGCGATTTTCACTTGATAGCCATTTGATTCTTGAATCAAGGCACCAGCGCCTTTGAATTTATTGATCATTTCACCTAAACGATAAACTCTTAATTCAAATTCTTTTGCTGCACCATTTTTTGTTGCATTCAAAACAGGTGATAATGCTGCGAGAGATTCAAGATTAATCTCATATTCGTCATTATTAAAAGCACCCATCATAGGAGCATCAATTGAAACGCCTGCAGGATCAGCACACATTGCATCAATATCAAGTGTTACCTTACCTTCAGCATCAGGAGGTGCAATCGCAGAATCACCAATTTCTTCAGATCGTGTAGCCGGTGAAACAAGATCAGTTATCAAGTCATCATTATCGGGCGCGACTGAACCAGGTTCTGCAAATTCGTCATCATCTACGTTGTGTTCACGAAGTAATTCATTTTCAATTAAGTCACGAATTCTTGGTACAACCACATCTAAAACTGCACGTTGTGCATTTGCTTCTGCCACTTCCTTAATCTTTTTGACGTCGGCTAGTGCTTCTTCGTAAAGTTGCTTACTCATGCTAATTCCTAACAATCTTCAGGTTTAATTATCACCATGATCACACATTACCGCCAGAATCGCCACTTGGAGCTTTTACACCTAAAATATTCGCAGCAATAATCTTTGCAACTGTTGCGATTGGTGATTTAGTTCCTGTATTCGGAGCGCCTGGAACATAGTTTGGTTTCAAATCAGCTATTTGAATTTGTGGATCTTTATCTTTATCGGTTCCTTCAGTTTTTCCTGGACCTGGTGAAGAAATGTCAGGTGCATATGGATTTGCAGCATCTCCAGCAGAATCCCACTTGACAGTTGAAATATCAGGAGCTCCTTGAAACTGCATGTCAACGCCAGTGGGAAAAAATCCCATATCACCAATTTGATGAGCTGGTTGCATTGCAGCTTTTGAAATTGCAATAATATCTTTTCTCATTCCATCTTCATCAGCGGGATCATGTAAGACTTGAGGAGGTGCAGTATCTAAACCTTCACCTGACTTTACATGCGATCCAAATAACTTCTTCAAAAAGTTTGCTTTTGGAAGCTGATCAGCTTTGCTCAATCCTGAGTAAGATGTATATTTTCCTTCGCCTGGCATTTTCGTTACCTTTCACCAATCACAAAAATCAAACAACGTTAACAATTTTCTTAAGATAACGCTGCTTTGTTTCTCTGATCGTCTTAAGACGCTTAATCAAACGACCTTCTTCAACTTTAAGTGCCTTGACATAATCGATGTGCTTCTCTAATGCATCAGCATACTCATCAGCATTTGTTTCTTCAGTATCATCTGCTCGATCTTCAACATCTTCCATGTCGCCGAACTTAGCAACTTCTTCATCAATAATACGTTTGAGTAATTTTGGGGTGAGCTTAACTTGTGACATTTTTGCACCTTTCGTGTTTATGTGCTAAACCTAAATATGTTGCGGCGACAAACTTACGCTGATTTCTTCACTGGAGAATCGGCAAAAGCTAAACTTGCCCATCGACCGGCACTTTCTTCACCAAATACTTGTTCTGGGTTTCCACTAAATTGTTCTTGTTGCGTCATGGCATGAACAGGAGCTCCGCCATCACCACTAACCATCATAGTAGTTGCCGCTGTATCAGCAAAAATTGATTCCATTAACTTATTTCCACCAGCTTCACGCCTAATGGCTTCTTTTAATTGGTTTGGTGGTTGTTTTACTGGTGTGTCTAACGCGGGATCAAATCCTTGACGTGATCCCATTCTTGTTCTTTGTTCTGAAAATCCAGATATTTTTTGTGTTTGTGGTGCCAAAAATTTATTTGCACCAATTCCTTCTGATAGGATTTCAATCAAACACTGTTTAACAATTGTTTTTAATTCATCACGAGAAGTTTTCATATCACACCTATTGTTATACCTGTTTTATCTGCACTAAATTTTTGAGGGTCAAATCTCGGGCCAAGTGACCAATTCTATCTATCATTAACATTACCCGATGCCAAGCCATCCTGCATCACCATTTGGTAATGTTCCAGACAATACAGGCATGTCTCTTGAATTTATATTTGTTAATCCGGCACATATCGAAAATGGAGCATTGGTTGAATCGCCAGCAACGTAAACTTCTTTAACACGAAGTTCTAACGTAATTTGTTGACCACCATCAAGAAGATAATAAAAACCATTTGACATTCCATTTCGAGTGAAACCGATCCTTAATTTTTTTGTAACAGCATCTCCATTTGCAAAAGTAACAAAACGAGTAACTTTTGGAAAACCTAAACGCATTGGATTAACACCTGAAATGTTTGGAGCAACGCTAGCCGTAACCCATGGCAGCGCCGAAGATTGAAATTCTGCAGCATAACCTATGCCACCTTTTGGATTGTCAAGCGTCATCTTTATATTTCCTTTGTATTAATTACCACAACTCAATCACGATAAGACAAGACGTCATTTAGGATCCTGTCAATTCGATCTGTTTTATTAAAAAATCCTCGTAGTTCCTCTGGATTTATAGCTTTTCCTTCTGGTATCATGAAGGCTCCACTTGTAGACGGTTCACTTACAAAGTCCCAACAGATTAACTGAAAATCATCTTGTACAACATGATAATCACCTTGTTTACGTGTTGAACCAACACCTCTTGAAGAGATACCAAGTTTAACGCCAGACTCAACTAAACCTTTAAGAATTGCTCCAGAGGGTGTCTTGTCTAAAACTTCAACTGTACCATACACTACGCCATTTTCAAGATATGCTTCACGTACAACATGAGAAACGTTCTTTAGATTAACAACTGAACTTTCTGGATGATCAAGTTCTCCCATTGCTCTATTTTCAATGATAAACTTTTGATAATTTCTCACTTCACGCTCAAGGACTGTCATGGGATAAATTCTACCATTTTGGTTAAGAGCATCAGCTTTTTGTAAAATTCCCTTCATTAGAATTTTACCTTCGTTTTTTTCTATCGATTCCTTGATCGTATCTGAAGTGTATTCAAATACCTCGTACGAGTTCAATAACTTAAGATCGTTCATTTATCCCTCTTCCTGTCCAAGCTCAGAAGCTAACTTTGTATACAACATGAATCTTGTCACTGTATCATCATCAACATTTTCAAATTTTTCATTCAAAAGTTTATTACGAGCTTCAACAAGTTTTTTGTTAATGTATTCATTTTCTTTATTCGATTGACCAAATTCATCAATTGATATTAAAAGTTTCTGTTTTACTTCAAACAATTTTAACTTTATAGAACTTTCGTCATTGTTTGCAGCTGAAAATGCATATGCTCTAATCAACGACTTTTGCTCATCATTAAGTACACCAGAGTACTTCTCATTGAGTTTTTTCATCATGACTTTCATCAATAAACGACTTGTTCCTGGTGACTCTTCAGTTAAAATCGGAGAACCAGGTATTTCTTTTTCAGTCATTAACCACGTCATGACACTATCTTCATACTGAGCAACTCGAGCAATATCACGATCATTTGATCTCCAATCGTTAATCAATGATTGAATTGTTGCTAGTGTGCGATATCGATTCACTTGTTGATCATAAAAATTCTCATCATTGATAAGATGATTAACATCTTTAATCAAAAATGATTTTTGTCTATCAAGTTTTTCAACATCATGTGATCTAGCAGCAGCTCTGGCTTCGCTTAAAATGTTTGCAGCAACTGATTCTGAACTAACGGTCGTCTTAATCAATGAATTGATCAATCGAAACTCTTTATAAAGTTCAGTTCCTTGTTTAAAATGTTTTCTTAGAATTTTTAAAGCTTGTGCTGATTTTTTCTTGTCACCATCAACCAGTGAACGAGAAATTACACTAACAAGAAATTCGTATAACAATCCAACATTTCTTTTTTTATTATGTGACTTTGACATGTAATTTCTATCCTAACGAACCATTATTTGGTATCGTCTCTTTCAATCTTCCTCAACACTATTATCGCTTCCCTCAATGATAAGTACTTCATCTTCATCAGGAAGATCTTCATTGTTAACGTTTAATTCAATAGAGTCATCACTTTCTGTTAAAACACCAGATGAAAAACCTTGAGAGGTTGTTTTCATATCATTCTTAAATGATGCCTGCATGTGTTTAAGCGAAGACCAAACATCAGGTGATAATCCTGAAAATGGAGACTTAACACGAGACGTAGATTCACCAAATGGATTTGAAACAACTGACTTAATAAAATCAGAATCAGTTGGATCTTTCATTGAACGACTATCAACACCAGTCATCTTAACAAAATCAGGCATATGTGTTTTTGAAGCTCCGTGTGTTCTATGACGAGAGTTATTATATAAAGCTCGTTTTAATTGAGGTTGAACTTTCACGGGTTTTTCAGAATCATTCATTGACGACATTTTAAGACTAAATTCTTCATCATCTTCATTATCATCAATAGATGTCAATAATTCTTTATTGTATTTTTCTTCTTCAGGTTCTTCACCTGCATTTTCTTCAGGAGGTATTTCACCACCTGGTTCCTCATTTCCAGCGGCTTCCTCTTCCCCTCCGCCGCCTCCAAATAAATCATCTCCACCTCCACCAATATCATCTCCACCTTCGTCGCCGGTTGTACCAGCAGCCGCTGCTTCAATCTTAGCGTTCTGAACCTTTTCCTTCATTCTTTGTGCGTTGATCTTTTCAATCTCTTCTATGCTAAGACCCCAGATCTCTTGTTGAACAAATTCAGCACTTCCCATTCCTTCTGGCAAAGAGCCTCCAATTTCAAACTTTGCACGCCATAATTCAAGTTTTTGTTGTTGTGCAACAGTAGAAGGATTAGAAAGTCTTAATGTAAAATTTTGAAGATCTTCATTGTCAAATCCGTGAGCATACAAATGAATAATTGCAAGCTTGTTTAATTCAGCAATAATTGTTTTTTGAATGACAGCAATTGTTCGTGAAAATCGAATATCTTCCTGCGCAAGAGTCGCCTTTGAAGATAACATTTCATCGTATCCAAGATATGCTCTTGGAATCTTTAATGCAGCAAACAACTTCTTTTGAATATACGCAACGTCCTCGACGGCTGCTGTGTTATTTCCACCTGCGAGAGTTTCAATACGCGTGCCGGAATCATTTCCTCTGACAGGAATAAAGTAGTCTTCGTCAACGCTAAGTGGGTTATAACGCAAGTCAACTCTTCCAGTGG